TAGCACTAGAGATACAGATAGTAGACAATGACGGATTTAAGTCTATAGGGTGTGCAATGAAAACATTTCCTGATTATTTATTTTATTGGATAAGGCCTGGAACAGAAATACTATATTGGAACCCAAAAACTCTTAATCCTTGGATTGTAGACTGGATTGCAGACGGCAAACACAAAGTAGTAGAAACAGAAAATAAAAAATTTTTTTCACGCAATCTTCTTGTACCTATAACAGAGTTGCGGGCTACTGGGGAAGTGCATACGCTTAACGTATCTGAAGAGTTAGTAGATAAAGCTATTTATGCTTAACTATTTCTTTATGACTAGTGTCTGATATACAAGGCAAACCATCACTATGGTGTTTATACATTTCGTTGCAGGCCAAACACTTTTGATGTCTGTTGTATGATTTGTCTACGATTGCCATAAGATGGTCGAGCTTTAATGCAATTTCTCTTCCTTTTTTTTGGATGTCCTTGTTTGTAACCTTCGCCATAGTTAGACTATGTTATCATAATGATAAAAAGTTGCAACGTATGTAACAAACTACTTAAATTTAAACGTAAGTATAAATTTTGTAGTAACTTAGGTTGCACACAATACAATCGAAAATTAAGGAGATATGATGTACGGAAAAAAGATGAAATCCAAGAGGAAGAATAAAGGCCGTAAAAAAAGAAAAATGTACTAATATAAAAGTATGATTTTATTTAATTGTTGTGGAGCTTGCCCTGACTCTTGTAAGGGTGGGCCAAATGGCTCCTAAGAAGAAACCTAAAAGAAAACCTATAAACGCAAAGACTAAAGCTACTTTGCAAAAGAAGGCAGCTAACTCTAAATATACTTATGGACAATTAGCACAAGTGTATAGAAGAGGACAAGGTGCTTATTTATCTAGTGGTAGTAAGTCTGCATCTATGCAGGCCTGGGCTATGGGTAGAGTAAACAGTTTTATTAAAGGTGGTCATTCACAAGATAACGATTTAAAGCGGAAGGGTGGTAAGAAAAAACGTGCCTCCAAAAAGAAAAAAAAGTAGACGTAAGGTTCCTTATGAAAAAGGTGTCCCATCTAAATACCTTAAGAATAAAAAAAATTCAAAGGCTTCTGTTGCTCGTGAGATTAAGGCGACTGCAAAGGCTTATAGAGAAGGTAGATACATAGATTTGAAAGCTGTACAGAAATCAAGAGCTACTAAAAAGAAAAGGCGTAAATGAAAGTTAAAGGTGTAGATATTTCTAAATTAACTAAGTCCCAACAGAAGGCTATGAAAAAACATTCTAAACATCATACTAAAAAACACATTCAGTATATGTACAACTCTATGAGACGTGGTTCTAGTTTTTCTAAATCACATAAAGCTGCTCAGAAAAAAGTAGGTAAGTAATGTCACACGCTAATCGTAAAAAGGCTTTACTTAAAAAACACGGCCTTAAAGGTGTTAATAAACCTAAGCGTACACCTAAGCATCCTAAGAAGTCACACGTAGTTCTTGCACAAGAAGGTCATAAATTAAAGTTAATTAGATTTGGTCAACAAGGAGTATCAGGTGCAGGTAAAAGTCCTAAGTCTGCAAAAGATAAAGCTAGACGTAAATCTTTTAAAGCTAGGCACGCAAAGAATATTAAAAAGGGAAAGATGTCAGCAGCCTATTGGGCGAATAGAACCAAATGGTAAATATAGTATGTGCAGTTCCAGATTGTGCAAATTTATTACCTAAAGGCCAAAGAAAATTTTGTTCAGACAAATGCAGACAATTAATTGATAAGAGGAAATGGCGTGCTAAGAAAAATGGAGAGGTCTATATTCTCCCTGAGAAAAAGACTAATGCTAACGCTAAGAAACCTAAAAAAGAAACTAAATCGGAAGATGGACGAGCTAGTGCTAGACGTGGCAATGTCTATGACAAATTCATACAAGATGGAATTATTCACGAAGTACTACAAGAAAGCATTACGAGAGATGAAGCAGCTAAATTACTTAAAGTTAGTAAAGCACAAATTTCAAGATTTATGGCTGCGTATCAAGAAGATGTTGAGTTAGAAAAAGCACAACAAGATTGGGATGTACCTGATGCTGCTATTGAATCGTTAGAAAGTTTTACAGAATTTAGAAATAGATATTTTTTAACTGAAAAAGGTATACCGTTTGAGACAGCACCCTTTCATAGTAAATGGATACAAGCACTTAATAAGGCCATAGATGAAGGTGGTCAGCAAATGATACTGTCACCACCAAGACACGGTAAAACAGAATTGTTAATACATTTTGCTATATGGCGTATTATGAAAAATCCTAACATAAGAATTATGTGGGTAGGTGGTAACGAAGATATTGCAAAAAACTCTGTGTTGTCTGTAATAGATACATTAGAAAGTAACGAAGCATTAAAAGAAGATTTTTGTGGACCAGGTGGTACATTTAAACCTAGAACTAGAACAGGTAAGTCTTGGTCACAAAATGGTTTTACTGTATCTACTAGAACAGTACACGGTATTAAGTCACCAACAATGATAGGTATAGGTAAAGGTGGCAAGATATTATCAAGAGACTGTGACCTAATTATTGCAGACGACATTGAGGACCACGCATCTACTGCACAACCTAGTGCTAGAAACAACACTAAAAACTGGTGGACTACAACATTAGCATCACGTAAAGAGGAACATACAGCAATAATTGTTATTGGGTCAAGACAGCATCCTGATGATTTATACAATTCATTATTAGACTCAGAGGCCTGGGAAACAATAGTAGAGGAAGCACACGATACAAGTTGTACAATACCTGAGCTAGAAGAAGAAGAACACCTTGATTGTATGTTGTGGTCAGGTTTTAGAACATACAAGTGGTTACAGTCAAGACGTAGAGATGCTATGACTACAGGTGGTTTGCAAAGATTTGAAATGGTATATCAGAATAGGCCTGGAGAGGGTGGTGCAACAATATTTAATGTTGAGGCTATATCTGAGTGTATGGATACAAGTAAAGTCGTAGGCCAAATACCATTACATTCTTATTTAGTTGCAGGCTTAGACCCTGCAGCAACAGGATACCAAGCTGCATTTCTTTGGGCAATACTAGATGATGGTGAAGATGCTTTGCTACAAATGGTAGATATACAAAATAACAAAGGTGGTGGTGTAGAAGAAGCATTACAAATTATTAAAGAGTGGCATAGAGACTATAACTTATATCATTGGGTAATAGAAGAAAACAACTTTCAAAAAGCTATAAGGCAAGACCCTCGTATAAAAGATTATGCAAATAAGAATGGAATAATTTTAGAGGGACACGAAACATACAAAAACAAATGGGATAGTCATTTTGGTGTTACATCATTAGCACCAATGTTTCAAGACAAGTTAATTGTTTTACCATATGGCAATACTGAATCACAAGTCAAATCAGAAATGTATAGAAAACAATTATCTTATTTTTCTGCAAGAAGAAAAAATATATATAAATCTGATATAGTTATGGCAAGTTGGTTTCCTATTAAAGTATTAAGGAAGTTGCAAAAAGCACATTTCTCTGATATAGGAATTGACTACACTCCTAGCTATGATGGGTTTGATATAGTAGAATGGAATGACGCTCCGTGGAGATAAATTGTTAGTTAAAGACATACTAGACAGAACAAAATATTTAAAAGCAATGCACGACCAAGCATTGCCTGATAGAGCTAGATTTCGTGCAATTATCAACGGAGGAGAACACGGCATAAAGGCTTTACTAGGTCAATCTTTATCTAGCACAGATGCAGATATGTTACCTGCTCCTAACTTATTACTATCAGCACTAGACAGACTTGCACAGAAAATAGGTAGAGTTCCTGCTTTAGATGTACATATCACAAACCCTAGAGATAGTGAAAGAAATAAAAAGAAAAAAGATAAGCTAGAACGTATTGTTACATCATACGACCAGTTTCAACAACTTGAATTACAGTTACCACAAGTGGCTAGATGGTTACCAGGATATGGTTTTGCTGTATGGGTTATAACAACTAAGACTGACCCTCAAGGTCATACATTCCCTGTGGCTGAATTAAGAGACCCATACACTACATTCCCTGGTTATCAAGGTGCAAATCAAATGGCAGAAGAATTAGTGTCAATTAGAAATGTACCTGTTAACAATTTAATTCAAATGTACCCTGAACTTAAAAGCTATTTTGCAGAACGTAGTGATGAACAAGATGACCCTTATGGATTTACTGTAGGTTTATATAATAACTATGCACAAGATGGTTCTTGGGAAAACTCAAATGACAATGGTGAGTTAATAGTAGAGTATATAAACCCTGAAGGAACATACATTGTACACGTTGCATCACAGAAAATAGTTGACTTTGTACCTAATCCACTTAAATCAGGCCCTGCTTTTGTTTGTGCCAAAAGATATTCTTTTGACCAAATACAAGGACAGTTTGACCAAGTAATAGGATTAATGGCTGCTATGGCCAAAATCAATGTTATGTCAGTTATTGCTATGGAAGATGCTGTATTTACAGAAACAAACATAGTAGGTGAAATAGAATCAGGTCAATACAGAAAAGGCCGAAATGCTATAAATTACTTAACACCAGGTTCTCAAGTAATTAAACCAGTAAATAATTTGCCTTACCAGTTGTTTGAATCTGTATCAAGAATTGAAAGACACCTTAGAACAGTAGCAGGTTATCCAGTAAGTGATGATGCTATATCTCCTAATTCTTTTGTAACAGGTAGAGGATTAGAAGAATTAAACGCAGGTATAGGTGCTATGGTAAACGAATATCATAAAGTATTACAAGTTGCTATACAAGAAATAGATTACAAAAGATTAGAGTTAGATGAGTTAGTTTTGAACAAACGTAAGCCACTAGTAGGAACTATTAGAGGTGCTGCTTTTGCTGAAAACTACACACCTAAAACAGATATTGATGGTAACTATCTTACAAGACGTAAGTATGGTGCTATGGCTACATTTGATGAGGCAAGTAAAGTTATTACAGGTTTACAGTTATTACAAGCAGGCATAATAGATAAATCTACAATGCAACGTGAAATGGATGGTTTAGAAGATTTACAAGCTATAAATGAAAGAATTACAAAAGATAAGGCCGAAAGTGTTATGTTTGATTCATTACTAGCACAAGCTACACAAGGTGACCCTAAAGCATCTATGGCTTTGGTAGAAATATATAACAAACCAAATCAGATAGGAACAATACTTAAAAAGTTTTATACAGCAGAAGAACCTGAACCAAGTCAACAAGAAGCTATGATGGCACAAATGTTAGGTCAAGGAGGCCCACCACAGCAAGGACCACCACCAAGCCCTAATCAAGTAATGCAATTATTAGGAGGTGGATAATGCCTGAACCTGAAGATTTTGAAAGAAACAATAGAAGATTTCACGAAATTGTTATGAATGAAGAGTGGCAAGTCAATAAACTTGATGTTGCTGAGTTGTACTTAAATGACCAATTAGAAGATTTTAGACAAGAAAACTTACAAGAAGAGTGGAGTAATATGGATGGATTAACAATAATATATGTTCCAGGATATGGAAAATTGCAGATGGTGTGGATAGAAGATGACCCGAGGTAATAAAAAAGCATTTAATATAGATGCACAAAGAGGAGAAGGTTCTGCTGAAAGAGAAGCAGCTTTAAGAGGAGTTCCTATTGCTATAAACGAAACAGATGCTACTATACCAGGACCAACAGAACCACAAGGTACGAATATTCCAAATAACAATCCGTTACAACAACTTGCAAACAGTGGAGGTGCGTTTGCTCCGTCAGGAGATAGCAGAGGGTTTACAGAATCATTAACAAATCAAGATAACTTTCAACCTGTAGAACCAGGACAAGCTAGTAATGTAAATATGATTCTCGCTGCTATAAACGATATACTGGGAGGTAGTGAAGAAGCAAGCTCAATGATAGGATAAGATATGGGTTTTTATGCTTTTGAACCACCTGACCTAGAAGAATCATATATTGATAAATCTAAAGAACGACAGAATAAATACGCTGCTGTTAAAAATGTAATTAGACAACAACCTAAAGTAGGCGAAAACTTAGAAGATATTACTAATAGATTTGGTAATAATTTAGGAAGAGACATTATGGTTGGTAGTGCTTTGCTAGGTTATTCATCTATTTCTCCTGAAGTTCAGTTATTAGTCGAAAGACAAATGGAAATAGAAAAAGAACAAAGTAGAAACTTTTGGGAGCAGACTAAAGGTGCAGGTAGAGGATTAATTAGAAATGCTATAGTTGGTATGGATTCATTAGCTGAAGCTACTGTTAAAAGACCATTTCAAGCTGCAGCACGTTCATTAGCTGACAATGGTATGAATATAAACTTAGCATACCTACAAATGATTTCTAATTTAGTTGGATTAGATAAACCAGTTATGAACTTAGCACTAGGTAATGATTATGCAGAATTTAGACAAGACTATGAAGCAGCAAAAAAAGAGTTAGGCCCTACACAAGCAGGATATGCTATACGTGAATTAGCAAAAGGCAATAGAGTTAATTTAGGTAGAGGATATTTTGGAAACTCTACATTAGCAAGAGATACTGATATATATAAAGAATTAGCACAAACAATAAGAGACCCTAATCAATTAGCTGCTATTGAAGAAACAATACAAGCACAATTAGGTTTTGATATTACAGGGACTGAAAGAGCAAAAGTAGAAGCTAATAAATATAGAGGAGTAACTATAAGCCCTGGTAGGGTTGCTGCTGTTCAAATTGCTGAACCAGGAACTGATAGATTTAAGTTTGTATCAGGCCTGATAGATGGAGTTGTTACTCTTGGATTTGACCCAACTAACCTTGCAGGTGCTTGGGCAACAAAACTTACTAAAGCAGGAAGAACTTTTAAAGTTGGTGAAAATGTAGTAGATGCAAGAAATACAGTAGGTATAAGAACTGCTACAGCACAGGGCCAAAGAGTTTATCAAAGAGTACTTATGAAAACAGATGATATAACATCAGAACCTGTATTAGTAGATGTAGGACCATCTATTTTAAAAGGTGATAAAACGTATACACTAGATGAATTAAATGATATAGCTGCACAAAATGGTAGACAAAATCCATATTTTCCTCAAACTGCTGAATCTCAAAAGTATTTAGATGAAGGATTTCAAAATAATTTTGGTTTAAATTCAGCTACTAGTGATGAGATATTTATAAATAATATTGCAATTACAGAAGCCGCAGACTTAAAAAACGGAAAATATTTTCAACAAAGTAGGCCTGGAATTAGAGGTAATTTTCTTGATAATATTTCTAAAGACCTTAGAGGTTTAAACAAACAACAATTAGCAAAACGTACTAAAGGTACTCCTTTAGAAAAATACTTTAATACAAAAGCACAAAATTATGTATTTGATGAAGATGCACAAAAAGTTTTTCTTGACGATATAGCTTCTGACCAAGGCTTTTTCAAAGATATGGTAGCTTATGTAGGAGCAGACAGGTACATTACAAAAGCAGCATATGATTCTATAGAAGAAGTTATAGACAGCACAATACTACACGAACTTGCTCACGACTGGATTACTAAAGGATATGCTCCTAAGTCACTGTCTTTTGATACAAATACTATTCCTAGAAGAGCATTAGGTGTATTTATGAAAGGTGGTCGTAGAAAAAGAAAAGAAAAAAAATGGTTAGATGCTGCAACTAAGGCTAGAAAAAAAGGTCTTGCTTCTTCGTGGGATGATATAGATTGGGCAAAAACATATTGGCGTTTAGAAAATGAAGTGAATGAGCTAACTACAAACTTTAAAACAGCTTACATTAATGAAATAGATACTTTAAAAAATGCATCAGGGTTACAAAAATTCCTTAAACCATCTTTAAATAAAGTAGATTTTGAAGAGTGGCATACAACTGTTGGCCAATCAATATATAATTTTATATCAGAACAAATACAAAAAGGTGGATTTAGGTTTCAAGATATTAGAAAGATTATGCCTGAAGCTAGTCCTTCAACAATACAAGCTATGCTTGACAATCCTACACTAGATAATATTGCAGAACTTGTAGCTAGAGAAGTCAGGACTGGTGGTATATCTAAAAGACTTGACCCATACAGTTCTACATTCAAAGGTGGTATATCAAGAAAATTAGGTAAAACACTTGGTCGTAATAATAAATTGTTAGATGACGGTGCAAGAATAGATTTTTCAGATATGGGTAATTTCTTAGGTGTAGGTGCTGTTATTAGTAGAAAATATACAGATAGTGCAATAGCTAAAATATTTGGACAAGTTAGTCCTGCATTTATATCTGCAACTAATCACACACAAGGTTTAAGAGAAATGGAAAAATTAATTGAATCATTACCTTTTGAAGAACAAGTTAGAAAAGATTTGTACAAAAAATTAGCAAGTGCAGACGCTGCTATTTTAAGCAGTGCATTAGACGGCAATCCATATTCTAAGTTACGTTTAACAGAAGAATTTTTTAAGTTACTAAATGGTAAAGGTACTCCTAAAGATGCAGGAATACTAGGTGAATTAGAAAAACTATTAGGTGCTAAGACAGGATTACCTGGTCAGCTTGGTGGAGGTATTACAAAGTTTGTAGCAGAAATACAAGAAGCTAGAAAATACTGGGTTTCTTTAGTTGGTGATGATGTTGTAGATGTAGGATTTGGTACTGCTAAGTCCTCACAACAGTTTCCTAACAGAATAAGAACTTTAACAGATGATGCAGCTACAGCACAAAAATTAGATGACTTGGCAAAAAATGGAGAAGGAGAAGAGTTAAAGAAATTTATTATGGCTACATTTGGCAATAAAGAAGAAGCATTACCTTCAGCTCATTTGTTGTCAGAAATGCTTGTAGGTAATATTCCTTTGTTCGACCCTAATGAAATCTTTAGAGTACTTGGAACATTTAGAAATAGTCTATTAAAGATATCAGGGGTTGGAGCATTGACTGGTTTAAAGAGAGTAGACTTTACACAACTATTAGGAAAAGACTTATCTAAAAATCCTATATTCAGACTTGCATCTGAAAATGATAATTTTGCAAAGTATATGTCAGATTGGGAGTTACCTAAGAAATCATTATCAGGTAAAAAAGTTTCTCCTGCATATATAAAAGAATTACAAGATAAAGCTATAGATGAACTTATAACTGAATATAACAAAATAACTAACGAAGGTTTAACAAGAAACGTATTAGATTTTTCTACTGATGATGACACTTATGAATTATTTAATATGCTTACAACAACAGAGCAATTTAAAAATGCAGCTAATGTAGGAAACATTACTTCAAATGCAATTACTAAAGGAATAGCAAAATCACTTTATGCAAAAAAATATAGTGATGGTGGTGTGAGTATTGTTAACAGAGGGTATACAAGATTTGCAAATAATGTTATGCAAGCTGCTTGGAAACCATTTACTCTTCTAAGATTTGCGTGGACTACAAGAGTTATTATGGAAGAGCAACTTAGAATGTGGGCTGCAGGGTTTAGTAATATATTTACACATCCATTATCACACTTTGCTTGGGCTTTAAAACCTGATGCAAAATTTGCTAGAGGTACAGCAAAAATACTTGACGCTTTGCCATTTCCTAAAGATATACGAGCAGGTGATAAGTTTGTAGAAAAACTTAGAAAAGGAGAACTTGATATATTAGGAAGGCAAATGAAAGATGAGTTTCTATTTAAGCAAGCAATGTCAAGAGGTTCTAATGGAATAATGATACGTAAAGCAGCTTCTATTGATAGGTTTTTTCAAACTGTTAAAAAAAGTTCTGTAACTGAAAGTAGAGCAAGTAGATTTAACTTTGCAGAAGGTTGGCTTACAGAACTAAATTTAATGGCTGATGATGATTTAATGCAAACTGTTGCAGGAATAATTTATGATTATCAAAGACCTACTCATTTTAGAGGACCATCAACTCCATTTACATCAATGGATGAATTAGCAGATTTTCTTGTAGGCAATATAACAACAAGAGAATATTTGCAACAAATAAAAGGATTAGCAGCACGCTCACGATTTGGAAGCACAACAAGACGGGTAAGGGAATCTGATTTAGACAGAATACGCAAGGCATACAAAGATTGGGTATCTAGTGGTGATGCTGTAACAGATTACGGACGTAGATTAATAGATGGAGACAAAGATAGAACAGTAGAGTTGTTACAAAGTTATGCAGCTAGATTATATGATAAAGCAGGTGGAGGTGGTGGTTTTAGAAAATATGTAGTTAATACTGAACTGCAAAGTTATGAAGAGACTTTACAACAAGTAGCAATGGGTTCTGAATCATTTGAAGATTTACTTAAAAAAGGAATTGTTCAAGAAGTAGATAAAGGATTTATAGTTAAAGAATTAGGAGATACTGATGCATTAGCTAAACCTATGATATATGAATTAATCGCAGGTGAACAAACAGAAAAGTATATTAAGTGGATTGCTACAGGAGAAGTTGATGTATTAAGTCCAAGGATGCAAAAAGACCTAGATGAAGCAATAAAAGCAGAAGTCGGTTTTAAAGGAAGAGAACTTACCAATAAAGAAAAAGACGAACTTATTGAAATGGTTAAAACAAATTATGACTATAAACCAGTTCCTTTAGGCTCTACAGCATCTACAAATCAATACGACATAGTAAAAGATATTCTATATAAACAAACTAACTTTGGGCCTGATGTAGTAAAGCTATCAAGACAATTTGAAGATACTGGAAGATTTTCTAAAAGTATGTGGGACAACACAATAGAAAGATTGTTTGATTTGTTTATGTCAGTACCTACAAACAAACTATCTCGTGCTCCTGCATTTAGGCAATTTTATTATTCTAATTTAGAAAAGCTAGCTGATAGATTAGAAGCAGATGCTTTAGCAAGAATACTAAGAGACCCTACAACAGTACAGTCTATGCCTAGAAGTACTCAAAAGAGATTACGTGAACTTGTACCTAAAGCACCAGGTGAAGGTATAGGTATTGATGATTTAGACCAGTTTGACCAAATGTTAAAATCCTTGGCATTAACAGAGACAGAAGATTTATTATACAGTTTAAATAAACGGTCACAGTTTTCACAAGCAACTGCTTTGATGTTCCCATTCGCAGAAGTTCATTTAGAGATTGCAGGTACTTGGACAAGACTTTTAAGAGAGAACCCAACAAAAGCAAGAAGAGCTTCTATAGCAACGCAAACTCTTAAAGAAGGTAATCCATTTAATTGGAACTTCTTAGGTGGAGATGCAGGTGAAGATAAACCTATGATTTACACAGACCCAAATACAAATGAAGAAGTATTCGTATTCCCATTGTTAGACCCCTATATAAGAAGATTTTTTGACAATGTACAAAAAGATGATTTAGGTGGAGCTGACCCTGCAGTAGATGTTAACTTAAGAACCGTAGGTTTTGTATCAGGAGTAAACATAGTAGCAGGTGGACTTATACCTGGTGTTGGTCCTATAGCACAAGTAGCTGCTCGTACACTTATGCCTAATATGAAAGAAACAGATGCATTGTACGACTTTATATTTCCGTTTGGTGAGCCACAAGGTGATGCATTACAACAAGCAGCAGATATCTTTGTACCGCCTTGGCTACAAAAAATATTTGGATTTATGAATACTAGTCCTGAAAATTGGAGCAGACAATTAATTAATACAGAGAAAGAAGTACTTAGAGCTAAGTTGGTTAGTGGTGCTGTACCTATGGGTGAGGAACCTAGAACTCAAGAAGAAATGGATAGAATACTCCAAACAGTAAAACAAGATGCAATGGTAATACATCTAATAAAATCTGCAGCACAGTTCACTTTTACATCTCCTTCTTTTAGATGGGAGGCAGAAGTAGAACCAGGTGGTGCAGCATTTGTAGACCCACTTGAATTAAAGAAACGTGGTATCGACCCTGATGGAAGAATATTTGGTTTTAATACTTTGCAATCTGTTTATGCAAGATTTTTAAATGAAACACAAGATGAACAAGTAGCAACAGAATTATTTATAAATGTATTTGGAATTAACCCAACCTCTTTAATTATAAGTAAATCAAAAGAAATTAGAAGAGTTCCATACACAGACCAAGCACTTGAATATGCACAAGAAAATGAACAGTACTATGACAAGTATGCAGATGTATTTTATTATGTAAGGCCTGATGTAGGTATAGATGAATTTGTTATGGCATCTTGGAATAATTCATTTACAGATGATTACCTAGGTGATTATGCAGCTCGTGTAGATTTAGACTTGGGAGAATATGCACAGTTACAAAATCAAGCCGCAGGTAGAATGGCATTAGAGTATGTTAGAAGAAGAGTCAATGACCCTAACAGCACTATGTTTATACCTAATGATGATATTAGAAACAACTTCTTGGCATTGTATAAAGACCAACTAGCAGATTATTTTGTTGGCTATGGTGATAAACCATATACTGAATCAACTACTGATGTTGATAATGTATTTGACCAGTTAAGAGGATTAGCAAAAGAACCTGAGTTACAAGATGAAGAAGTCATTATTGCTTTAAATATATGGTTAGAAAATTTTGATAATGCAACTATGTTAAGAAGAGGAGAAACAGGTGGCGTTATCTCTGAAATAAAAAGTTCACCTCAATGGATATTTGTTAGAGATATGATTAGACAAAAAGGCAAAGAATTAGAAAAAGCATATCCATTGTTTCATTTCTTAAATAGAGATATACTAGAGAGATACTTACGAGAAAATGAAGATGACCTAATAAGATATGGTTATACTTATAATGATGCAATCAAAGGAGACCAGTAATGTGGATACTTATATCTAAAGCAATATTTAATAACAGTGGTAATATATCACAATTTAATACTGCTACTGGTGCTGACTATAGTAAAGCACTATGGTATGACCGAGAAACTGGAGAGGTAAGAGAAGCAACTCAACCTGATGGCACCCCTATAACAAATATAGAAAACTATATTCTGAGAGAACAAGAAGGTACGATAATAAGTGGACCTCCTCCAGGAAGTCCTGATAACCCTGGTCCTGCAATATCTGAGGGAGTAGTCACAAGAGAACCTAGGGCTCAGACACCTGCAGAAATAGAAGCAGCATTTGAAGCGTATTACAATGATGAAAACTTTATTATTCCTGGTGGCTTTGTTATGGATGAAGAAACAAAAAAACTAGTACCTTCTCCTGATTTAGATATTCAAGGAGTTCCTGAACCTATTATAAACCCTGATGATTTGATTGCAGGTAGGTTAGCAACACAGGGTATAGAACAATTTTTAGGATTTGATGATATCGGTACACCACTGGGATATAAAGGTGCAGGGGAGGGATATGGAGATAATCCTGTATATACAAGTGCATTAGTTACCACTTTATTTATGGATGAAATGTATTCAGAAGATTACATTAGACGGTTACAAAAAAAACTAGTAGGAGCAGGGTTTTTAGTTGGCGGATTTGAGAGTGGTAATTTAGATATACAAACTCAAGCAGCTATAACTGCTGCTATGTCAGAGCATAATATAGACGGTAGAGTGCCTTACTTTGATGACGGTTTTCTTATTGAAGGTGCTTTACTTGCTTTGCAAACTACAAGCCGACCAAATCCAAAGACAGGTGAAATGGAACAGGTAATTTTAAACCCTGGTAATCCTAATGAGGTTTTAGTGTCAGGTGATGAATTAGCAAACTATCAAAGTAGATATGCGTTTACTCCTAAAAGAAAACAACAGATTGTAGATTTCTTTTTTAATGAATTAGATAATGATGTTGCAGATATGGACCAAAGATTAATTGATAACTATAGTGTAGTAACACCAAAGTATGATTCAGAAACAGCAGGATATATTGCTTATGATGCAGTAAAGAATTATTTTGGTGGTGCAGAAAAACTAACTTATACAGAGGCACAATCATTAGCAGGTATAGTAAACAAGTTAGTAGATGTTACTAAAAGAGATTTTGATAAGGTAGTCACTAGAAATATTAGACAAGATATAGATGCAGAAATAGCACAGTTAGATTATGACAGATTTATTGATAAGTATGGCAGCGTAGAAGGGTACAAAGAAGAAATAAAAAAACAATATCCATTTGCAGATGATGCTATGTTAAATCAACTAGTAAATAATAAAATGAAAACCTTTGATGTAACAACTGGTGCAGAGGTAGGGCCTGCTGCTTGGCAATCAGGTGCTCAAGACCCAACTGCTGTTACAGGTGCAGGTGAAAGATTTAACAGTATGTTTAATGCAAGACTTACACGAACAATAGATAGTATATACGGTGAAGAAAAAGATTTAATTTCAAAACAAAACCTATATGACAATGCAACTACTAACTTTTTCCAAGCAGCAAGAGGACTTAGAAATTTAGGTAGAGGAGTATAATGGCAAAAGTATCTGCTAAGAAACTTGTAGAATTACTACAAAAAGCAGGAGCTAACACAGAAGATATTCCTACATTAGTTATGATATCTTTTTATGAATCAAACCTAGAATCAAGTGCAGAAAATACAGATACAAAATCAATAGGATTATTTCAAATTAATGCAAGTAGACATTTCAAAGACGGTAAGCCTGACAATACTTTGAGCAGCTTTGCAGGAAAAGATATTACATTAGAAGAATTTGAACGTAAATTAAAAGACCCACAGTACAATGCAGAGTTTGCAGTACATTACTTAAAGGTTATTAGAGAAGATTTAGAAGATGGAAGTAGTCAGTTTGGTATGGTAACTGATGCAAACAATGACCCATTTGGTATATGGCAAGCATACTCAGACTATGTATTACCATACCTTAGTGGTGAAATGCCTGCAGGTAGAGGTGACAATGCTGATGAAAAAAAATCAGATGTTGTTGCAGGTATAAACTCTTACGTAGATGCGTACTATACTCTAGGTATGGAAACAAATAATAATGAACCTGTAGTAGAAGAAACGCAAACAAATGAACCTCCATCTGAACCTACACCTGAACCTAGTGGATTAGGACAAGAACGTAGAGAAGAAGGATACTCAGAAAGAGAAATTGTATCTTTTAAAAGAGGGGTAGATAAGATTGCAGGTATGATGAACAAAGTAAATCCTCAACATCCTGAAGCACAAAGACAAGCAAGTTTATATTTAGCTAACGTATTAGGAATGGATGTACAATCTATACCTATAGATGTACGTTCTAATTATGACGAAGTAGACACTGTTATTCTTAACTTTGTTGGTGAACTAGGTAAAGCAAAAGCGAGATAATATGACACATAAAGTAGGACATAATGATGGTAGTGAAGATTGGGATTGGGATATACAACAAGCTGTTAATATAGCTATTGCTGAAGGCCAAATACCTGAGTTAGAAGATACAGTACCTAAGCCTGATTATATTAAAGAAGGTAGTGATGGTTTGTATTATTTCTTTTATACAGTAAAAGCATCAGAATTAGCAGGATTGCAAAATGATATTACTGTATTTTATACATCAACATCTAGTTACAAAATGGATATTACTCCTGGTAGTGCAGATGCAGACAAAGCAAGTTCTATTAGTTTTGGTGCAATAGAAGAAGTAGACGCAAAGTTTAGAGGATATAATCCATTAGATATACTTACAACATCTATAAAAAAAGAAGGAGACTTAAATCCTTACTTGTTTACAAAAGAACAAGATGGTACATATGCAGTACTTGGTTTGTTTCTTGAAAGTATATTTGAAGGAACACCGTTAACTTATGAAGACTATGCTTACGTCAGCCCTACTATTGCTGCACTTAATGCAGACCAGTTAGCATATTTCCGTGCTATTGCATTAGGTACAGATAGAGAAAAGAATGCAACGCTAAGAAGATTACAAGATAAAACTAAATTAGAATTATCAGGTTTAGTTGCTCAGTATGGGTTGTTTGATGTAGATGAAAGTGTATTAGATTTATTTTATGATATGAGACTTAAGGGTGAGTTATCTAAAGAAGACTTAGCAGAACAATATAGATTATATATATTTCCTGAGTTACCAGGATTTAGACTTCCCAAGATTACAGAGTTTGTTGCAGACAATAGTGTAACAGCTCCAACTGCCTTAGCATATGTAGAAAAAGCTAAAGACCAAGTTGCTAAAAAGTTAGGTCAAGATTTAGCAAATTTATTTGATGAAGAAGATTACAAATTATTTAGTAATGTGTTGGCAACTAAAAATGGTGCTGCATTATTAGATGCTAAGTTACAACCTATATGGGACGAAAACGTAGCAGATAAGTATAAAGGTAAAGATTACAATACATCTATTATAGGTATTCGTTCAAAAGCACAAAGGCTTGGTGACTTAGACGAGACAGGACGAGATAAAGAATTAGTATATAATCTCTTTCAAATGGATGACCCTGAAGAACAAAGAAAAGCTATGACAGCTCACTTCTTAGAAGTAGGAGATGCAGGAGCACTTAACAAAATGGCAGCAGGTTTAAAGAGCCAAGGATTAGGACAGATATATCTTTCACCTACAATTACAGGAATAGCATAATATGGCAGAGATAACTAACGAATTTCTTGCAGAAAATAGTATTAACAGAGGTCTATTATACACAGATGATGATGGCAGTAATGTTGTATATGTTTTTAAAAATGATGAATACATAGCTGCTAGAACTGCTGAAGAACTTACTGATGCATTAAGTGGTGGAGGAGTTGCGATAGCGGAAAACTTATTTGAAAATGAAAGCTATGGAGAAACAGATACTACAACTGGTGATACAGGTGATGATTTAGATTTAGGTGGTTTTTTTGAAAAGCTAGACACTACATTAAATAACTTTGCTGTAGGAGACAGAGAAGATGAGCCTGACTTTGTACCTACACCAAAACAAATAGAAGATTTAATACCTTGGCTATCAGGTAAAGGTGGACTACTTCAGACATATACAAATGCTTATATAGAAACAGGCAGTGCAGACTTTGCATTAGCTACTGTAAGAAATACAGAAGAATATGCTTTGTATTATCCAGGTATAAAAAGAACTGATGGTTCTCTAAGAATGAATGAAGCACAGTACGAGCAAACTAGAGAGGGTTACTATCGTATTCTTTTAGAAAATGATTTGAACCCATTAGTGTTTGAAGAAGCAGGGAAAGTCGCATCATTAATATCAGGTGACGTATCAGTACCACAGTTTAAAACAAGAATAGAATCAGCTAGAAATGCATTTATAGACAATCCTATTGCAGAAGAAATTAAAAGTTATTATCAAGCAAACTTCAATATGGACTTATCAGAGAATGCTATATTTGCAGCGTCATTAGACCCTGACATATCTATAGCTATATTACAAAATCAAATAGCACAATCAGAGCTAGGTGCAGAAGCAGCGTTAAAGAATTTAGATTTAAGTACAGAACAAGCACAAAGAATGATACAAGCAGGCATAACACAACAAGGTGGTATGAGGTTCTTTGCTAGAGCAAGTGATTACATTCAACAACTTAATAGATTGAGAATAGCTCAAGGTAGAACAAATGAGATAGATTTAGATAATGTTATTGGCTCAGATATAACACAAGACCCTGCAGCAATAAGAGAACAACAACGTATATTGCAACAACAAGCATCTGAAAGTTCTGTAGTTACAGGTGCATTTAAAAATCAACAAGGACAAGTTGCAGGCCTAACAGAAGCATAGTACACTATATATAGTGCCTGTCGAGGTCGGCACTCTAAATATAGGGTCGTAAATTCGGTAACGCCACCAAGGTGCGTTATCTGTCATTCGTAAACCCTTGTGTAAAATCCCTTTAATTACCTAGCGATTATGTTATGGGATATTTATATGCTAGAGAAGATGGAGAAAATTATGGAAGATATTAAACCAATAGAAGATACAGAAGTTGTAGATGAATCTACAGATGGTATCAAACAACTTAGAGAAGAGTATAAAAAGCTAAAAGCTGAGAATAAACAGTTTAAAGCTGATGCTATGAATACTGCTTTAGGTTCATTAGGACTTACAGCAGATAAAGGTATCGGTAAGGCCGTTACAAAACTCTATGATGGTGATGTCACAGTAGAGGGTATCAAGGAGTTTGTTGCTCAAGAGTTCGGAGAAGTTAGTAGTTCTGAACAGCCTAGTGCAGCTCCTGCAAATAATGTAGTTGAAGCTCAATCACGTGTAGAGCAGCTCAATAAAATTGGTGTAAATGCAGAACCTATTGACATAGGTCAAGAGTTTCTGAACTTCGTAAGTGACCCAAATACAAGTGCTAAAGATTCTATGAACGCAAAACTGCGAATGCTAGATACTTTAGCCGAACAAGACAAGTAATAATTTATATAGGAGAAGATAAAAAATGGGAGCAATTAGCTTAGGTGCATCAAGCACTACAATTTATGCTCAACATATTAATAACTTCACTGGTGAATTGTTTAAAGTTGGTGGTCAAAGAACACCTCTACTTACTGCAGTTGGTGGTTTGAATGGCGGCAAAACATTAAATTCTACATTTTGGCAAGTCCAAGTAGAAGATAATGCAACCGTTTCTTCAGAACCAACTAAAGGTCAAGAGGGTTCTACACCTACAGAATATCTTGGAAGAGACAGAGCTGCATATACTTATGTAACTCAGATTTTCCACAAGGGTGTACAAATGACATACACAGCTTTAGCATCTACACAAAACCAAAATCCTTTCGACTTATCTGCAAACATTGCCAACTTTTCTGATGGAACAGGCGGCAACACAGCAGGTGACAAGTTAGCACTATTTGGTGGTAGCCCAGTGGCAGATGAATTTGCTTTCCAAATGGAAAAAGCAATGGAAAAAGTAGCAAGAGAAGTTGAGTGGTTTGCATTCAACGGTTCTTTCTCTGACGGTGCTAATACCACCCCAGGTGATGGAACTAGAGAAATGTACGGTCTTGACGTATGGATTACCATAAACAAGAACGCCAACAATGACGCAGCAGTCAACCCATTAGGCGGTAACTGCTACTACAACGACACATCAGGAGATGGAACTGGTTCGTCACAAGTTATATCCTTTAAGACTATCTCAGAAGCCTTAAAGAGAATGTATGACAACCACGCACCAATGACAAACCCTGTATTATGTGTTAGTCCAAAACAATTACTAGACCTTAACAACGAGCTTGTTAAAGGTACAGTTGATATAGCAGGTGCAATCATTCCTAGAGATAGAAGTGTTGCAGGTGTTGACATTGACACAATCATTACACCATTCGGTTCAATCGGACTTATGGTTATTGACCCTGATGTTATGCCAACAGGAACTGCTTTCATCTTAGACTTAGCTTACATACAACCAGTATTTACCAACATCCCAGGATTTGGTACTGTGTTCGTACGTGACTTAGACCAAGATGCCAATGCTAGAATTGGTAAAGCAATTTATATGGAGATGGGATTCGAGTTCGGACCTCCTTCATATCACTGTAAAATTCAATCAGTAGCATAAACAATTTGAAGATTAGGGTGGAACTCCACCTCCACCCTTTTCTTCTGCTATAGTAAGGAAGATATGATTAAATCAAAATTAGCTTTAATAGATATTTCTGCAGACAACAATAACTCTCTTGGAGTTCAAACAGAAGGTATGTTACTTTGTGGTATACAATTTCCTGCAGCTATGACAGGTTCAAATATAACATTTGATTTCTCAATGGATAATTCAACATTTGTTGATGTTAAAGAAACAGATGGAACTGACGTAAGCTACACGGTATCAGCAGGAGACATTGTTAGAGTTGACCCATCAGGTTGGGCCTTTGCCAGTAATGGTTATATAAGAGTTACCTCTGATGGAAACGAAGCTGCAGACAGAAAATTAATATTACACTTTAGACATAGTTAGGAGACCCAATGAGCAATATTGGTAACCTAGTAGATAGAACCTACAGGGAATATCTTGAACCTATGGACGACCTAGTTAGTTATACAACACTATCGACAGGCATAAACAATTCAGTAACAACTTTAACTTTTAATGGTGACTTGTTATCTGTAGAAGAAGAAGATGCTATGGATGCAGGTACTATCATTGAAATAAATCAAGAGCTTATGTTGTGTACAGATTTAAATGCTGTAACTAACACAGTTACCGTAACTAGAGGTGCAAGAGGTACAACTGCAGCAGAACATACTGCAGGTGATTTAATTAAAATTTCACCACCTTTCCCACGTAAAAATGTATTTGATGCTGTATGTGACCAAATAAAAAATTTATATCCTACGTTATTTGCAGTAGAAACTAAACAAGTATCAGCTAAAGTTGGGTATATCCCATTGAGTGGTACAAATGATAATTACTTAATAGCTCCAATAAAAGCTATATCTCAATATACAGATTTTTCTGCAGGTACAGATGACACAGGTATTGTATATTCAGGTGTTACAGTAGAACTTGTAGACCTACCTAACCCATTTACTTATACAGATTCGGATGGTGTATCACAAACAATAACATATAGTAACAATGGACCTAACAAAGTAAATGCTGTTCAAGTGTATAACGTGAACGCAGGCCATACAGTGTATATCACATTTAAAAAGAAGTTTGTAGAACCAACTGCAGAAGATAATACACTAGCTGAAATAGGTTTAGAAAGTGAATATGAACCAATAATTATGGCAGGTGTTGCAGCACAAATAATGGCAGGTAGAGATATACCAACAGCTACCACAGATTACATATCAGACCAATTAGCTACACAATCCTTTCCTGTAGAATCTGCATCTAGGATAAGAAACTCTTTATTGGCATATCAAAGAGCATTAATACAGCAAGCTAGAAAAGATTTGAGAGCTAGATATCCTGAACCAGTAACAATAAATAACTTGAGTTATGGATAATGCCTAGAATTGCATCAACTATTAATATTTCTAACCCTAAAAGATATGGGTATGATGTCAGAATAGATGATATATTATTACGTTCTGCTGTTGGTCCAGGTAGAGAAATGCAGATACAATCATCAGATGTACAAGAAGGACAGATAAATGTTAAACAAAATCCTGAAGATTTTACATCTAACTTAGGCCGTAAGTTTTCTCGTAATAACTTTTCAGGTGGACAAGGTTTAGATACAGCACATAGAGTTAACGGCAATCCCAAAGATGTAACTAGGTTTTTTGATAGCAAAGGTGTAGATGTATTTCACGCAGATGATGAAACAGCATACAGTGCCACGTTACTACATACAACAACAACACAAAGTCAAAGTTTTAGTTCTGATAATAACTACTTAGCACAAATTACAAATGGAGATGTATTCGTAACTGATGGTACAACTATACATAAGTATGATTTATCAGCAGAATCTTGGTCTGAAATATCATCTAGTACTACAGGAGCTACACATCCCTTCACAGGTTTAGTTGCAGTTGGAGACAGAATGTATGCTACAACTGCTAACGGTACTTCAGGTTCACAGTTAATAGAATTTACAGGTAGTTCCTGGGTAGTAAGAACTACAGACCAGGCCTCAAATGGTTTAACAGGTATACATTTTGCTAAGGGTCAGTTGTTTATATCAGGAGATGATGGAACTGTAGGTTACTTGTGGGGTATAACTCCTATAGGACAAACTTGGGATTCAAATGATTTAACAGAAGCTAGTGCAATAGTTACGTTTGATAATAGTTTTAGTATAACATCTGTAATAGATGCAGGTTCTGTGGTTTTAGCTGCATCAACAAGCGGGGATATATTTTCAATAAAAGATATAACAGGCACTATGACACTAAAAGGTCAGACCAATATACCTTTTGAAGAAGTACATTCATTAGCTGCATCTGAAGGTATTGTATTTTTTGGTACAAAAGAAAAAACAAAATCTGTAGGTAGGTTTTATACAGCTCAGCTAGTTACTGCTGATGACTTATATGTTGTAGCACAAAGACAATTAATAAAAGAATGGGATATAACAGGACAAGACACTACACCTAAATTTATGTTTGTATCAAGAGATAGTGTTTACTGTGGTGTAAAAGAAAGTGGTAGTGAAACATTTTTGTGGAGATATTACTTACCAACTGCAGGTTTTGCTAGAAACATAAAGATGGGTGCAGGTGGATTTGTCACTGGTATTACACAAGTAGAAGGAAAATTTATGGTAGTTGTCGCAGCAAGTGATGTATATTTAGAAACATCTACATTTGAATCTGAAGGTTATATATTGT